CATTGAAATGCAAGGCCAGAGAGTGGCTTTTATGCGTTTTGCAGAAGAAATGAATGGCGGATATGCTGATCCCAATGTATCTCAAGAAATTGATCGGCTGTTTAAACTTGTTGGTAATTTAAAAGAGTTAGAAGAAAACAGAGAGTTTGTTCGCATTACCGCAGAGCGTCAAAGTTCTGGTGGAGTTCTTTCTGCAATATTTGGTGATAGAGCACAGGCTCTTCGAGAATTACCTGACGCTTTAAAAGAAGATACAGTCACAAAGATTATTCAACAATCTATTGAAGAGTAGTTATCTGATAATAGCAAGTGGAGAACAGTGGATCATAGTGGAGGGCAATTTAGCCTTTTTTATATGAGGTAAGTACTCAACCAAGTTAACAAGTGTGTGATAGGTTAAGACCCGTCACAATACGCATTCCCATCGAGGGGTATTTGCATCCAAATAGAAATAGTGGGGGTTTACCAATATGTTTTCTTTTAAGTTAGCCGAAGAGTTTGTTACACCATACAAGAGTTTAAAGGCTCCCTTCGGATACCAAGATGCTGCTGGTAATTCTGTTGGTGAAATAACTTTTCTTAGGACCTATTCACGACTTAAAGCAGATGGTACTAAAGAGACTTGGGTTGACGTTTGTGAGAGAGTAATAAATGGCATGTACTCTTTACAGAAAGACCACGCTAAAACAAACCGCTTACCTTGGTCAGACGCTAAAGCAGCCGCCTCAGCCAAAGAGGCTTTCGACCGTTTGTGGAACTTAAAGTGGACACCACCAGGTAGGGGTCTTTGGGTTATGGGTACTCCGCTTGTAAATGAAAAACGTAACTCAGCAGCCTTACAAAACTGTGCGTTTGTATCGACTGGCTCAATGACTAAGACCGATCCAGCAAAGCCTTTTGCGTTTTTAATGGAGGCTAGTATGCTTGGTGTTGGAGTTGGGTTCGACGATAAGGGTGCCGACAAAGACTTTACGATTTACAAACCGCAAGAGGGGGAAACATATGTCATTCCAGATACCAGAGAAGGCTGGGTCGAGTCAACGGCCACGCTTATTAACTCTTACCTACGATCAGACTCAAAACGTCCTAGGTTTGATTATGCAGAAATTCGCAAGGCAGGCGAACCCATCAAGACATTTGGTGGAACAGCAGCAGGTCCAGAACCGCTCATTAAGTTACATAATTACATCGATGGAATCTTCAAAGAACGTGCTGGTGAGAAACTTACCCGCATTGATATTGCTGATATTGGGAACCTTATTGGGGTTTGTGTTGTATCTGGTAATGTTCGGCGGTCTGCTGAGTTACTTATTGGTCGAATTGATGATGAAGATTTCTTAAATTTAAAGAACGCAGAAAAATTTCCAGAAAGAAACTCTTACAATCCAGAAAAGCCAGGATGGGCTTGGATGTCTAATAACTCTGTATCAGTAAATGTTGGAGATAATCTAGACAACATCATTGATGGCATTGCTCGTAACGGAGAGCCAGGAGTTGTCTGGATGGATATCTCAAAACAATACGGTCGTCTCATTGATCCAATTAATAATAAAGATTGGCGCATTGCAGGATACAACCCCTGTGCAGAACAATCTCTTGAATCTTTTGAATGCTGTACCTTAGTAGAGACTTACTTAAACCGTCACGAAGATATGGAGGACTTTAAGAGAACTCTAAAGTTTGCTTATCTATACGCTAAGACGGTAACCCTTATCCCTACACACTGGGAAGAAACAAACGCCATAATGCAAAGAAATCGGCGCATTGGAACTTCTGTTTCAGGAGTGGCTAACTTTGCAGATAGGAAAGGATTACCAATACTCCGTCAGTGGATGGATGAGGGATATAAAGTAATCAAGACCTACGACACCACCTACTCTGAGTGGCTTGGTATTCGTGAGTCAATCAAGATGACTACCGTGAAGCCAAGTGGAACAGTTAGTATCTTGGCAGGTGAATCACCTGGCGTTCACTGGACTGTAGGCGGAGAGTACTTTAATCGTGCTATTCGGTTTGCAAACTCTGATCCAATGTTGCCTTTGTTTAAGATGGCTAACTACAGAGTAGAACCAGCAAGTGAATCTCCAGAAACTACCTCTGTTGTCTTTTTTCCAATCAAATCTAATGCTAGACGTTCTGAAAAAGACGTAAGCATTTACGAAAAGATGGCTCTTGCTGCAACTGCACAAAGGTATTGGTCAGACAACTCTGTAAGTGTAACTATCAGTTTTAATCCTGAGACTGAAGCCTCGGCTATTGGTACAGCCCTTCACATGTATGATGGACAACTTAAAACCGTGTCTTTTTTACCATCAGGTAATGCTACTTATCCTCAAATGCCTTACACACAAATAACTGCTGAAGAATACGAATCAGAAGGCGTTATGAAATTATTTCCTATAGATCTTTCAGGAGTATATGCTGGAATGGCTGCAGACGCTATAGGAGAGGCGTATTGCACAACTGATGCTTGCGAAGTTAGACTAATCAAAGATAATCAATAGGAGAAAATGATGGCGTACAAAATAAACAGTGTTGTAATTCTTGGCGGTGGTTCTGCTGGATGGATGACTGCTTCTACTTTTATAAAAGCCTTTCCTAACAAAAACATAACTGTTGTTGAAAGTTCTTCTATTCCAAAAGTTGGAGTTGGAGAAAGTACCGTTCAAGATATTTCTTCTTGGTTAAATTATTTAAATATTGATTATAAAGATTTTATGTCTCATACAAATGGAGCGTATAAATTAGGAATTGGGTTTACAAATTTTAAAACTTCCAATTCTCCTACTTTTTATTATCCGTTTGGAACTCCAGATTTAACGGATACCGTATTTGGAATAAATGATTGGCATTTTAAAAAAGCATTAGATCCAAATATTTTAGACTCTGATTATGTTAAACATTATTATCCTCAAACACATGGTTTTGAAACTAATAAACTTTTTATAGATGAAGAAAAATTATTTTATCCTTATTACAGAACAGACCGAGACATTGCATATCAATTTGATGCAAGTTTATTTGGAGACTGGTTAGCCAATAAATATGCAATTCCAAAAGGTGTAAAAAGAATTATAGGAAATTTAGGTCGTATAAATGGAACTGAAGAAGGCATCACGTCTCTTGTTTTAGAAGATGGAACAGAAATATTTGGAGATTTATTTATTGATTGTACTGGTTTTAGGAGTTTGTTACTTGGACAATACTTAAATGAACCGTTTACTTCCCTAAAAGATGTGCTGCCTAATAACAAAGCATGGGCAACTCAAGTACCTTATAACAACAAAGAAAAAGAATTAAAAACTTACACAAATTGTACTGGGGAAAAAAATGGATGGGTTTGGAATATACCTCTTTGGAATCGTATGGGGTCTGGATACGTTTTTAGTGATGAATTTGTAGATGATGAGACTGCTTTACAAGAATATAAAAATCATCTTGATTCTCATAATATGGTTTTTTACGATCCTAATAGATCTAAATCTTTAGAGTTTAAAAAGATTGAAATTAGAAATGGTTATCATGAAAGATTTTGGGTTAAAAATGTTTGTGCAATTGGTTTATCTAATGGTTTTATAGAACCACTAGAAAGCACAGGTCTTATGATGATACATCAGTTTGTTAGAGATCTTGTAAGCACTATTCAAAATAGAGAATATATTACTCGTTTTGATATAGATAGTTTTAATAAAAATAATGTTGAAACTTTAAAAGGTATTTCAAAATTTGTAACAATGCATTACCAATTTTCTCAAAGAGACGACACTCCTTATTGGAAAAAATTAACAATGGAAAAAGAATATTCAAATGATTATTTTGATTTATCTAAACAGGTGTACCATAACAGAGAATTTTATTCACCAATTTGGGCATGCATTGCTGTTGGATTAGGTTACAGAACAATTACTCCAATAATTATACAAGAATTGAATTTTTCTAAAGATTTTAATCTTTTAAATTCTTTAAATAATGCTTTTACCATAAGAAATAATAAACGTAAAATATGGGAAGAAGTTATTGACAAAGCACCTACGCATTACGAGTATCTAAAAAAGAATATATACAATGAAATTGACTGATATATCTTACGTAAGTAAACAGTTGTTTAAGAAATCATATTGGAATAGAACTAACACAATTGAATTTTGGGCTTTTTCTACTAAATTAATGATTATTTTTCCAGGTTTATTACTTGGTAAACAATGGTGGTGGCTTTATTTGTTTGCTTTGGCTTCAAGTATGGCTTTAATATTAACTTCTACAATAAAAACGTTGCCTACCATTATTTATTTTAATATTGGTTGGTCAATTCTTGCTTCTGTAGCACTTGTAAAACATTTTTTATAGCCTTTTGCTATTGCTTTGCCTTTTGCTTATGCTTTGCTCTGCTTTGCTGTTGCTTTGCAATATGCTGTCTTGTGAATTTCTATTTTATCTTCAATATTTAATAAAGGTCTAATATTTACATTATTTTTAAGAACTACCTTTGTTATGGCTCCCTCACACACAGAGCAAACTAATACTAAACACTCTGTTGTTGTGTAATCTTTTCTCCAACCTAAATGAATTAATTTATCCCAAAACAATTTTTCGGTGTAAGGCAGATCAGGTTCTTTGTAATGTTTATATTGTTCTTGTTTATGCTGTATGTATTGCTTATCTAATTCTATGTAACGATCTACGAAAGAGTGTTCTCCCATGATTGCCCCCTAACTAACTGACTAACTTCTCCTGGCTGCCAGGTAAGTTAGTTCTAAGATAGCCCCACCATCTCTGATGGGGCTTCTCCTATTGCTTCTCCTATTGCTTTGCTTGCTTATGCTTCTGCTATGGCTTCTGCTGTTGCTTTGCGTTCTTTACTGGGAACTGTTCCATTAACTGCTTAGTTTTTGGAGTAAGTCCATGCCAAGAACTCCAATCTTTACCGCCTCTACTCATGTAGTAAGCGATCTTTGCATTGACCACAGGGTTGAGCAATTCGGCATTATTTTCTAAACCAAATTTTTCTCTACGATCTTTGCCTAACTCTCCGATCATGTTTATTTGAAACATGCCCCACGAGTTATCACCTGTGTTTGTATTAGGATTGTGAGCGAGGGGTCGCCCATTACTTTCTTTCTTAGCAACTGCCCATGCTTCTTTCAAGTCTATGCCTGTGAAGCCTACGGCATGAAGCAACTCGACCAAATCAGCATCGGTCAATTTATGAGCGTTCTCATACTTTTTCAAAGTTGCTTCGTTTGTTGTTTCGTGAACTATTACTGCTTCGGCTCTTGTTGGTGCTATGGCTTCTGTTGTAGTTGCTACTCCAAATGCTACGGCTAGGGTCGAAATTGACCCACCAAGTATTAAAGCCTTTATTCTTGCTTGGGCTTTTGCTGATGCTTTGGCTATTGCCTTTGGCATCTGCTCGGCTCTTACTCTTGCGTTTGTTTTCATCATCACTCCAAATAGTCATTAGCACTTTCAGATGCCTTTGACTGGTGTGAACGAAGGCGGTGTAAATACCGCTCTGTCGTCTTGATCGATTGGTGTCCTAATCGCTCCTTTACTTCATGGACATCTATGCCGTTCTTTAACAACTGCGTAGCGTTTGCATGTCGTAAATCATGAGTTCTAGGCGACCAGCCGATTGCGGACTTGGCTATTGCTTTGTTCCAAGTTGTTCTCCATA